AAGACCCATTATAAGCAGATATTTCTCGTACTTGACCTGCACCAAATCCTGATTTAAGATATATAGAAGAATTTGCATAATAATTATTTAAAGTTGATGAATCCTCGGCTAACTTAATATTTGATCTATCAATAATAGATTGTATTCCACCGGTATAATAGACATCATAACCTGTACCGCCATTTGCTATCTTAATAACGTCAATTGTGCCAGGTATTGCATTACCCTGCACTGCATTATTTGCAAAAACCGCAATAAAATTAGTCGTAGTAAATTTAGTATTTGCTACAGAATCAAGCGTGTACATATATTTCCATATATATCCGTCACCAGTCTCAAAAGTACCTCTGGTGTTCTGTAAAGAAGGCTTTATAATAGACATAGCATTGTTATTATTAAAAATACACTTATATAC